TGGGCCCTAAAATGCGTAGGAAGGAGGTTGCGTCATGCTGCGTAAAATCAAGCTGTACGGCGCCCTCGCTAAGTTCGTCGGCCATCGCGTGCTGGAAGCGGATGTCGCCACTGCTGCCGAGGCAGTGCGCTTTCTGCTGACCAATTGGCCCGAGCTGGAAGCTCACATGGCGCAGCAGCACTACCGGGTCCACACTGGCGGCGAAGACTTGATGTTGGAAGACATCCACAACCCGATGGGCCGTGAGATCCGGATTGTGCCAGTGATGGCCGGCGCTGGCGCCATTGGGCGGATCCTTATCGGCGCACTTTTAATTGCAGGAGCATTTTTTACGGGAGGTGCAACAATAGGATTATTGGGACTTGCTGCACCTGTAGCTGTTAGCACTGTTTTGGCTGGCGTCGGAATCAGCCTTGTCTTAGGTGGTGTAGCTCAGCTACTTGCACCAACACCGAAAACCGACCAAGACGAAGGCGATCCGCGCAAGAGCTTCAGCTTTAGCGGCATCCAGAACACCACGCGTGCTGGCGTGCCGGTACCCGTTGTCTATGGCGAGATGCTGGTTGGCGGCATTGTCGTTAGCGCTGGCGCTGACATTGTGCAGGTGTCAGGCGTATGAGCATCTACGGTGCTGGTGGTGGCGGTAAGGGTAAAGGCGGCGGCGCCTTTCGTAAGTCCACAGAAGCCAAAGACAACCTCGACTCAACGGCTTACGCCAAGATCGTTGAAATTCTTAGCGAAGGTGAGATCGAAGGATTTGCCACGCCATCACGCCTGGGATTGACGCAAGGCACGACGCAATACATGAACGCGTCGATGAAGGATATTTATTTCAACAAGACGCGGCTGCTTAATGCCACTGCCGACAACACACTGCCGCAGGAATCTGACTTTAATTTCCAAAACGTCACCGTCGTGACCAAGTTTGGCACACAAAGCCAGGCCTATGTGCCAGGGTTTGATGCCATTGAGGAAGAGATTTCAGTCGGTCAAGACGTGGTGCTCGCAACGCCAGTTGTCAAGACGATCATTGACACCAACGTCAACGCCGTCCGTTTGACATTAAGTGTGCCGTTGCTGCAAAAGGTACTCGATAACGGCGACATTGTTGGCACGTCACTATCGCTAGCAATTGCAGTTCGTTATTTTGGTGGCAGTTACACCACCGTAATCACTGACACAATTTCAGGCCGCACGTCTGACCTGTATCAGCGGGACTATATCGTTGACCTTGCTGGTGCGTTTCCGGTTGACATTCGCGTTAGCCGCACATCAGCAGAACCGACCAGCATCAAAGAAACCAATACCTTCTCGTGGACCAGTTACACCGAGCTGATCTATAAAAAGCTCAAGTATCCGAACACTGCTTACGTCGCTACCCGTATTGACGCTGAGCAGTTCAGCAACATTCCGCAACGCGCCTACAAAATCCGTGGCATCAAGGTTGCCATCCCAAGTAATGCAACCGTTGACCTAGAAACCGGCAGGCTCACCTATTCCGGCATCTGGAATGGCACCTTCGGCGCTGCTGCATGGACCAGCGACCCCGCCTGGATTCTGTGGGATTTGCTCACCAGCAGACGCTACGGATTGGGTGATCACATCCAGGCCAACACATTAGACCGGTGGGCATTTTTTCAAGCTAGTAAGTATTGCGCTGAACTGGTATCGACTGGCCTAAATGATCCAATCAGCGAGCCACGGTTTAGCTGCAATGTCAACATCCAAACGCAAGAAGAGGCCTATAAGCTCATCAACGATATGTGTTCAGTGTTCCGCGCCATGCCTTACTGGGCGGCTGGATCGCTGAGCATGATGCAAGACCGGGCAGCAGATCCGGTTGCGCTATTCACCCTTGCCAATGTCAGTGAAGACGGCTTCACCTACGAATCCAGCAGCCTGAAGACCCGTTCAACTGTTGTCGTTGTTGGCTGGCTCAATTTGGAGCTAGGCGACATTGACCGGGAAGTGGTGGAAGATCCTGAAGGCATCGCCCGTTATGGCGTAGTGACTAAAGAGGTGACGGCATTTGCCACCACCAGCCGGTCACAAGCGCATCGCGTGGGCGAGTGGATTCTTTACTCCGAACGCTATGAGACAGAAGTATGCAGCTTCACCACCAGCCTAGAGAACGGCATCATCGTTCGCCCTGGCGCTGTCATCAACATTGCCGATCCTGTTAAGTCTGGCGCTCGCCGTGCTGGCCGCATCAGCAGCGGAACCGCATCCACCGTTACGGTTGACAATGCAACTGACCTGCCCAGCACCGGCACCTTGAGCGTGGTGCTAGACGATGGCATCGTTGAATCGCGCACCATTACAGACCTGACTGCTGGTGTGTACACAGTCACGCCGCCTTTCAGCATGGCACCACAAAATGGTGGCGTGTGGATGGTTGAAACCAGCGACATCCAGCCAACGCAATGGAAGGTGCTGGGCATCCAAGAAGAAGAGGGCATCAACTATTCGATCACAGCCGTCAGCTACAACAGCAGCAAATACGACTATGTGGAGCGTGGCGCACCACTTGAAGCCCGCGACATCACCAACCTGAACGTGCCACCTGCAACACCGCAGGACTTGACCGGCACCGAGATTCTGTATCCGCTCAATGGTCGGGTTACTACCAAGCTGGCACTCACATGGAAGGGTGTCCGTGGCGTCAATGAATACAAAATTCGGTGGCGTGCTGAATTTGGCAACTGGACAGAGGTGCGCCAATACGGCCCGCTGTACGAGATCGAGGATGTCACAACTGGTAACTACCAAGTGGAGGTGTATGCAATCAGCTCCACGCAGGTGATCAGCAGCGCACCGGCTGAGATGATGTTCTCGGTGACGGGCGTTGGCGCACCACCTGCTAACCCGACCGGCGTCAGCTTGGTGCCCATCAATGAAAGCACCGCCATTATCCAGTGGGATCTAGCAACCGACCTCGATGTGCTGATTGGCGGTGAGGTTTTGATTCGCCATGACCCGCGTGACATGCCAGCAGCGGAGTGGTCAACCAGTAACGCCATCGTGCAGGCAGCGGCTGGCAACCAAACCCAGAAACAGGTGCCGCTGCTGGCTGGCACTTATTTCGTCGCCTTCCGCGATCAGTCCGGCGTGCGGTCGCTGGTGCCGGTTGGCATCCATGCAGCATTGCCCACGCCGCAGCCACGCCTGAGCGTGAAGGTCTGGGAAGAGCAAAATCTGGTGCCCAAGTTTGATGGCACCAAAACCAACTTCATCTACGACGCTGGCAAGGTTGCGCTGTACCTAGATCCAGCGACTGCGCTGACTGGTACCTACGTCTACAAGGACACGCTGGACCTGACGCAGGTTTATGACATCAACCTCCGCCGCCGGATCATTAGCTATCCGGTCAGCACATCAATCAACTTTGATAGCGTCACGGGTTTGTTTGACGACCAGCCTGGCAACTTCGATGGCAGCGACCTTGATCAGGTCAACTGCGTCACCTACGTCCGCACAACAAACGACAACCCAGCCGGCACGCCAACGTGGGGACCATGGAACGAGTTTGTCAATGCCGTGGTCCGGGCACGCGCTATCCAAGTCAGGGTGATCGGCGCCACCGAAAGCAACTTGGTCGGCTTGGCAATTTCAGACCTTGGCGCAACGGCTGAACTGCAGCAGCGGGTTGAGTCGGGCAACCGGACTGGTGCCAACACCTACACCGTCACGTTTGCCCAGGCGTTTTATCAGACGCCGAACATCGTGATCAGCCCGTCGAACATGGCAACTGGTGACTACTACACGGTCACCGCCACCAGCCGCACCGGCTTCACTGTAAACTTCTACAACAGTGCCAATGCAGGCGTGACTCGCAGTTGCGATTACACTGCTACTGGCTACGGCAGAGAGATCGTCTAATGGCGCAAGCTGATCAGACCGTTCAGAACGACACGTTCCCGACGGTCCGCGCTGACATCAACAGCAACCTGGCCGCACTGTTTTCGGCTAACAGCGGCGGCACCGCGCCAACCGTCACGGTGGCGTTCATGGACTGGATTGATACCAGCGGCGCCAACCCAATCTGGAAAAAGCGCAACGCTGCCAATAATGCATGGATCACACTTGGCACAATCACTGGCAGCACTATTGCCTTCGATGGCACGCTTCCATCACAGACTGGTCAAAGCGGTAAGTACCTCACCACCAACGGCACTGTCGCAAGTTGGGGTGCAATTCCGCCCAACTCCACCAAGCAGGTGTTCACGACCAGCGACACTTGGGTGAAGCCCAGCACTGGCACCATTGCATTGATCACGCTATGGGGTGGCGGTGGCAGTGGTGCGCGATTCCTAGGTTCAGCCGGTGGCGGCGGTGGCGGTGGCGCTTGCGTGCAGCGGTTATTCCAGTTGTCGGATCTGCCCGCTTCAGCGGCAGTTGTGCTTGGCGCTGGTGGTGCAGCGATTGGATCCACGACTGATGCCAACGGCAACGTCGGCGGCACCAGTAGCTTCGGCAGCTTGATGACTGCTTACGGTGGTGCTGGTGGTAGCCGCACCAATGTGGGAGGCACACTTATTGCTACTGGCGGCGGCGGCGGCGGCAGCCTGGCTGCTGGATCTAGCAGCACAGGTGGCGCTGGCCACGGCTCTACATTGACCGGCGGCAATGCAGGGGATACAGGTGATTACGGCGGCGCCGGTGGCGCTAGCGGCACAAGCAATGGCCCGGCTGCTTTCTGGGGTGGCGGCGGTGGTGGCGCTGCTTCTGTTGGCGGTTCTGCCACCCAACGCGCAGGTGGCGACAGCCTGAACGGCGGTGATGGCGCCACGTCCAACACCGCCACGGCTGCATCCGTACCGGGCGGCGGCGGCGGTGGTTCTAATCAAACGGCAGTTGCCAGTGGTGCTGGCGGTGCTGGCCTCTGCATCGTCTACATCTGGTGATGACTATGAATTACGCAATCGTCGAAAACGGCATCGTCATCAATGTCACCGTCTGGGATGGTGAGGCATCATGGCAACCACCTGAAGGTTGCGATCTGGTTCCATTGCAGGATGGCGCAGGTATTGGCTGGGCATATGCAGACGGCAGCTTTATGGCGCCTGAAATCCCAGAAGCAGTAGAGTAGGCCATAAAGCACTGCTCCAGCAATGGCTGACCGTAAGATTTCGGATCTGACAGCACTGACTGCACCAGCGGCTGGTGACTACCTGCCCATCGTTGACATCAGCGAGGTTGCTGCTGCCAGTAAGAACAAACGGATCACCATCGAGGAGTTGTTCCGTGGCGTGCCGCTTGGCACTGCTGCTGCACCAAGCATTGCTATCGAAGGCGACGAGAACACCGGCATCTACAGCCCCGGCGCCGACCAACTAGCCATCTCAACTAATGGCACGGGGCGGTTGTTTGTTGATGCGAGTGGGAATGTTGGCTTAAATACTTCAGCTCCAGGTTTTTTCTTTGATGTCAACACTGGGGCTGCAAATGAAGTTGCAGCCGGTTTTAGAACAAGTGCAACTGGGGCGGCTATTTCGTTCCGTGACTCCACAACGACCTCAACTGCTCGACCCCAGGTTGGTGCCATTGGTAATGATCTAGTTGTTAAAACTGGAAATACCCCACAAGAGCGTATGCGCCTAACCTCCGCTGGCCTTTTAGGTCTGGGGACTAGTAGCCCTATCGCGCGCCTGCATGTAACTGGTGGTGATTCGGTGTTTGGCGCTGGCAATCTTACGAGAATCCTTAATGCCAGCCAAGTTATTGATTTTACCAATGCCGCGCAAGATACCTACGTCGCTGGACGCATTAACGGCTTAAACCTTAAGTTTTATACAAATACAGGCAGCGGCATTGATATTAATTCCACAGGCCTCGTCGGCATCGGGACGGCTAGCCCAGTAGCGTTTCTTCATGTTTCTGGCTCGGGCGCTAGCTCTTGCAGGTTAACAGATACCCAATCATATAATTTTGGGACATCGGGACCCACTCTAGATTTAACGGGCAATGATAGTTCTGGG